CTCGGTCGCTGATGTATCTCTTGCATTCGCAGACGACTACGAGCATCTTTCAGACGAATGATAGCTTTGGTAATCTAAGTTTCACTCATACCGGATCGCCATTCTACGACGAAACTCTCAATTGGTCGGAAACCTTCAATGCCTTGGCGTACGAGGTTGGAGGTAGTCTCGGAATTGCTGGGCAGGTATTGACAAGCGCAGGACCTACGGGCCTAACGATGTGGGCCGCGATACCGTGGGCAACGCCTGGCACGATCGGTAGCACGACACCCAACTCTGGAGCCTTTACCACGCTGTCCTCATCGAGCACGACGACTCTGGCCGCCGCAACGACAATCGGAGGCAATGCAGTCTGCTTGGTCACAGGGACTAACTGCCCCGCGGACGGCATCTCGGGCGGAACAACGGGATACGTGGCAATCTTTGGTACCTCGTCAACGATCACTAGTGGTATCGCCTTAGGCACCACGGGTAGTGACATTCCGCAATTGTCCTCGGGCCTGCTCGCATCATCCATCGTTCCATGGGGTTCTCCAGGTACGATCGGATCAATAACTCCGAATAGCGGAGCGTTCACCACCTTGACGGCAACGAGCCTTGCGCTTGGATCATCGCCTCCGACCTGTGGCGCTGGAGTATCTGGTTGCGGCGCTTTCGCGGAAGCAGGAACCGCCGTAACCCCTGCTGCCGGCGTGGACACGATACGCGCAGATTCCTCCCATCTATTCATGGTCGACCTCAACGGCGGCTCAGAATTCACGTCACTAATGAACTTCTCAACGGTGAACTTGGCGAGCAGCGCGGCCGGTGGGGTGACTGGACTTCTGCCGAACGCGAACATCGCTAATCCCTACACCGCGATCTCCAACCCGATTACCTCAGCCACGGGTGGAAGTGGAACAGGAACGATCACTTGTCTAACGGCGGCCTGCACGAATCTCCGCGGCACTTACTCGGTAGCTGGGGGAACATTCACCACGGGCACGTTCTTAACGTTGGTGTGGCCAACCACCACGGCCGCCTATGCATGCACTATTACTCAAAATGGCGGGGCTGGGTTAGGTGTTGGAAACTCAGTCGCAACTGCAACGGGCGTTAGCTTCTCCAACACGGCCACGCTTCTTGGCACCACTGTAACCGTGAACTATAACTGCCAGCCATAGGTGAAAACGATGAAGAAGATTCTTTGCGGATTAGTGATGTTAGGTGCTGCGGCGATCGGGAGTGCGCAGTCGACCCCACCGCTGCGGACAATCATGCTGTCTTCGGATGGTGGTAACACCTTCCAGCCCGATACGTCTTCCTCGAGTGTCTTCCTCGGCGACCCCACCGCAACCCCCCCAGGCTTCGTTCCGATGTGCACAAGCACCGGTGGACCGCCCTTCTCGCAATGCTCTTTCGGTGGAGGCGGAGGATCTGGAACGGTCACATCTGTCTCTGGCCTAACGCCAATCTTCAGCGTCACCAATCCTACGACCACGCCGATCTTCGCCCTTAGCAACGCAGCAGGCAACACTCTATTCGGCAATTGCACAGGCACGTCAGCCGCGCCGAGCTACTGCTCGCTTACGGTGGCCATGCTGCCGACTGGGATACCGAATGCGAATCTAGCTACCCCATTTGGCGCGCTCTCTGGCGATGCAACCAGCACCAGCACAGGCGGGGCTACGACAGTACAGGGAATCAACGGCACGCGGCTGTCTGGGTTGGGCACAGGTCTTTTAGTCAACACAACTGGCACGGGCGTTCCTACCACCTTGGCCTCAGTCAACGGCGAGTGCGCGCTGGGTTTTGCGGGGAGTTGGGTAGCTGGGGTATGCCCGAATAACATCGTCTTTCCTGTTGGACTTTTATTCGGGGCTGGGGCTACGTCGGCTCCTACGGTGGCAACGGCAGCGCAGATCCAAACGGCTGGACTGGACACGCGTCCAAGTATCATCACGACAACCGGCAAGACGGGCGTTCTTTTGGCTGGAAGCACGACGCAGGTATTCAATGTAGCCAGCGGAAACGCAGGCACGATCACCTTCCTCCATTTGACGATGGGTAATGTGGTCGGGGGAGACCTCCCTAATATTATCCAGAATAGTCAAATTGAAATCTCCTGCGACGGGCGCATGGTCGCGGTTCCGCTTGGCCTGTTCTTGATGTCTCAGGATTATCCCCAAGCTTTTAGCACGGGTCAGATCAGCGTGCCATTGTCCAATAGCTCGTTCTATGATTCATTCTCGTTCAATCGCCGCGTAAACATTAACTACTACAACGGCTGTACGATTGCACTAGCGAACGCGAGTCCTTTGGGCGACATTTCAATTTACTTTGATACGAGCTACCGTCCGGGTACTCCAGTCGGACCACCCTCCACAGGATATTGGAATGCTTATCCGACCTACTTCCCATCGCTTGCCGCGAACACTGGGGCTTATAACGCACAGCAAGTGGCACTACTCCCCGCAATCACCTCATCTGGCGGGGGGCAACTTGAATCCATCGCGCAATGGGTAAATTCAAGCGTGAATTTCACTACGATAGAGGCCACCCCCACCGTGACAGCGGACTCGATTCTGGCGGCTACAGCGAATGGCGGCGAGGACTTCTTTGGGTGCGGATTCTATTGTGGAGATGGAACAAACGCTTTCCATACCGACAAGTGGGGCATTCTTTGGGCGGTTCAAGGACTTACGAGTACAACTGCGGGGTTAGCCAATCCCTTGGGCACTTATGACTCGCTGGGCTATAGGTTCTTTACATCCACTCCCCAAGACAATCTGATCTTCAACAGCACACTTCAGGTGAACACGGCTAACGGAGATTCTGCGGTGAGTCCAGGTACGGTCAATCTTGCGGGGCTCGTGACATATTTTACAGCAACTCCAACGGCCAGCGTTGCATTCAGTCCAATACCGGCGACCTATACCGCCTCGCAAACAGTGACATTGACAGCCTACCCATCCTCCGGGGCTACCGTTTGCTACACAACAAACGGCGCTACTCCCGTGGTGAGTGGAGTCGGAACCTGTTCTACGGGAACCGTCTACACAACTCCAATCACGGTTAGTAGTACTGAAACTCTTTTGGCGGCGGCGCAGGCGGCTGGATATAACAACAGTTTGGCGTTAGGTGGAATCTACACGATTGAATCGCTCTATCTGAATACGCGATTCACCGAAGCTTCTTCTGGCACCAATCTCGCCGGAACCATCCCGACCGTTTGCACCGCTGGTTCTGGATGCACATGGACGAACGCGGGTGGGACCGACTTCACCTATCAGACTGGAGGAGGGGTATCGGTTAGCGGACCGACGACAAATCCAGACCTAATCAATACTGGCCAAACCAATGAGGTCATTCGCTTCACCCTAAATGCATGTGCTGGGACGGGATCGGTCTATTGCGGGTTTTATCTTCGGTACACGAACGTCAACAACTACATTGCCATCAATTCGTATTCGGGTGCGAACGGGATAAACATCTACGACGGGGTTTCTGGGACTTTCACGCTGAAAGGAACTATCCCAGTAAGCGCCGCGAGCCCCAACACGGGTAGCTATACGGTGACGCTGAATGGAACGAGTGCGAAGGTTACGGGTCCGAGCGGTGCGTCCGTTTCCTTCACCACGGCAAACACGACCGGGACAACCTTTGGGTTTCTCGCGGCCACTGGCGCAACATCAATGAAGATAACGGCTCTATCGGCGGCAAGCCAATGATTGATCTTTGGATTATTTTTCCCATCGCTATGTTCTGCTGTGTGGTCGGCTGGTTCGTGCGCAAAGAGGATCGTAAATGAAAACCCTCCTCTTACTCGCGCTCCTACTCTGCTCCCCTCTAGCCTTCGCCTCGCCCGTCTGCATGTACCAGGATGTGCAATCGGGTCCCGCAAGCGGCGGTGAGGGCGGTGGTGGAACTTACGTGGACGTATTCGGCGTAGGCTTCGGCTCAACCCTTGGGAGCATAACGGGTACGGTCAACGGTACGGCGATCACCAACTTCATCTATCTTGGCGCTGATCCAACGGGCAATCGTCAGAAGATAGGGTTTCAGGTACCCAGCGGGGCGACCGGCTCGGGAAGCATCATCCTCAATTTCCCTGGCGGATCATGCTCAAACATGGTCTTTGCCGTCACGACGGGCCACAGCATTTATTACATCGGCTCGGGCATCGACAACGTTACAACTGGATCATTCACCTGCGCGAACCTGAAGAACGGAACCGCTGGTGACGGCAGCGGCGGAAGCGGCACCTACGCAAGCCCTTGGACGCTCGGGAACGTAGCAGCCGTAACCCTCAACGGTGGGTCTGGGAACTATGGGCCTGCGGCCAACGCTCGCACCCCGCAAATGTATTATTCCTGCATCTCGCAAGGCGATACCCTCATATTCCTCAACGGCGCGAGCTACCCCTACGGCGGCCCGAGCGACTATGCGGGATTGGCATTCAACAACGGATTCACCACAGCGAACGTGTATACGTCTGTGGGCGCGCGACCGGGAGCTATTGTAAGCATCGGAGGGGACGGATATTCGTCCTTCGGCATACGCGATTACTCCGACCAATACATGCAGGTTTTCGGACTCACGCTCGATGGAACATCGACGTCTGCGAACGCCGGAGGGGGTCTGACGTTTGGGGAGACCGCTTCTGGACCTCAAATGCGCGCAGTCGGCAACACAGTGCATTGCAACGGGTGCTATGGATCAAGCGGTGCCTTGGCTGGCGGATTCGAAGGCGACATCAACACCGCCCTTGAGATCCTGGGGAACTATATCCCGAACGCGAGTTGCACCGCGCCGGGAGGGCTGTCAAACAAGCAATATCACGCCCTCTATACCTATGGAAATGGACAAGAGATTGGCTGGAACAAGATTGCGAATGTCTGCACCTATAACGGGATACAGGTGAATCTCGCATCAGACTCTAGCCTCGGATTTGGTGGCCTCAGCATCCACGACAACGATATTGAAGGGGCGAACGGAGCCGGGATCAACCTTGCCACGCTCGACCCAACGCAGGGCGCGATCAACGTTTACAACAACATCATTCACCACGTCGGGATTCAGGCCGCTTCGGACTCGGACGGAAACCACGCCTGCATCGCCTCACCGGGCGAGGCTCCATCGGCAGGCTCCGGCACAGTGAACATCTACAACAACACGATGTGGGACTGCTCTTCTGACTTGAACGCGAACAATGTCAACAACGCGAGCGCGATCCTTTATTTCTACGAGACTGGGCAGACTGGGCTCACGCTAAACCTGGTCAACAACATCATCGCGGCACCAGCGTACACCAATACCGGAACGCAGAATGTTTACCTCTCGAATACGGGAGTCTCAGGCCCCGCACTAGCGGGCAACAACAACCTCTTCTATAGCGCCTCGACGCCGGGAAGCACATCGCCAGCCTCTAGTCTAACTTCGCAGGCAATTCCAACCAATCCAGACTTCTCGAACACCACAACACAGGGTCCTTGGACGAATCTTGAGTTGCAAAGCGGATCACCCGCAATCGGTGCAGGGACTTCCAGCCTCGCCTCTACGCTGGACTTTGTAGGCGTCACGCGGCCTAACCCGCCAGCAATCGGTGCGCTTGAACCAGGTGTGGCACCGCCAACATTTCTCGGAGTTCAATTTTCATCTGGAGTAGCCTTGTCATCAGGCACGTCCGTACACTAAGGAGAACCATGAAAACGAAGTTATCGCTACTCGCCGCTTTACTTGTCCTCTGCCTGCCAGCCTCGGCCCAAACCAAACATGCCATGCTGGGTGTCGCCTTCGGGCAAACGAGCGGAGCGCCTTCCGCCACCCTCACATGGACAGCCTCGGCTACCCCTGGTTCAACTGTGACGGTCTACCGCTGCGTTGGAACGTCCTGTACAGCGTTTACCCAGATTGCGACAGGCATAGCGGCTGGCGGCCCGTATGTAGACACCACGGTCACAGCAGGGGCATATTCCTATTACGTGACGGCAACCGTGAACGGTGTGGCGTCTGGCCCCTCGAACACGGCGACTGGCACGCTCTCTCCTCTGCCTCCCACCGGCTTGTCCGTCGCCACCGCCAATTAGCTGGTGGGAGAAGCTCTTGGATTGGCTGTTTGGATGGTTGAAGGACTTGTTCTGAGGCCTCCTCGGGGGTGTAGTGGAGAATCTAACCAGAGGTGGGGGCAGTGGAATCTAGTTTGCGAGAAGAGGTACAAGCGATGATTGGCGCAAAGATGCTAGAACTGCATGGACAGAACCTCGAGCGGTTCGGCAGGATCGAAGAGCGCATAATTGGCATCGATGGCAACGGCACTGGGCGCGAGGGTGCACTCCAGCGCCAGGACAAGGTGCTCAAAGCCATCGATGCCAAAGTTGACCAGCTCGGGGATAACGTCGCAACCCTCGTAACGGCCACCACCACTGTCCGTAGGGATAAGGTCTGGGGCGTGGTGAAGTGGCTGCTCGGCGGTATCGGTGGTTTGGGCATGCTAATTCTCGGTCACTATCTGGGAGCAAAGTGAGCTTTACCAAAGCCCAAATCGCTGCGGTATGCATGGAGTTTGGTCCTAAGGTTGAGCCGCTTCCGGATGGCGTCGACGGCGCACAACTGCTTTGGGCGCTATCCGGCAATGAATCCAGTTTTGGCCTAAATGTGACTCCTCGGCATGAGCCAGCCTATGACTTTGGTGGATCTTACGCGGGGTCTGGAAATATGCCCACACTCTTGGAGGAATACGGTCATGCCGCAGCGTGCAGCTATGGGCCATGGCAGGTAATGCTGACTAATGCTGCGACGTTCGCGCCTGACGACTTCACCGACCTAGAAACGGCGTGCCAGGCCAGCGTTAGTGCCCTCAACAGCCTTCTGCGGCGGTTCAAGCCTGGTTCACTCGTGCAGATCGGGCAGTGCTGGAATCATGGAGAACCAACGTCGACGCCTAACGCAGGGGTTCTGGCGTATACCGTCGAATTGCAGCAGAACTACAATATTCAAATGCCGGAGGAATCATGAGCGATACCCAAACCTACATCCTTACCGACCCAACGGCGCTAGCTGCGAAGATCGAGGCTGCGGGCGGTCCTCAACTCGATCCCACCAAGCCCACGGGCACGGCAGAGGCAGACGGCGTAACCATTGGCTGGACGATTGCAGCTGGCAAGATCACCGTTACTCTGCTCCGTAAGCCTTGGTTGCTGGGTGACGGCGTTATTTGGGGCCATGTAAACAGACTCCTAGGAGACCCGTTATGAACAAGTTGAACGTATTTTGGCAGAAGATTCCACCGCCCGTAAAGCAGTGGCTGAAAGGCCTAGAGGTCGCTGTGGTGACCGGCTGCATCTCAGCTATCGTGGCCGCGCCCTTCGCCGACTTTGGCACCAAGGCGGGCATCACCAAGTTTGCGCTAACAATCGTCGCAACAGCTGGCGGGTGCGTGCGCTTATACTTGGCTCAGTCGCCTATCCAGGCCGTCCTCAAAGAATCTGTAGAGGTCAAGCAGGAAACTCCGGCCGGGACCACAACGGTCTCCGCGGAGAAAATCTCTCAATAAGGAGCCTCACCCAATGAAGCGCTACTTGCCCTCCGTCGTAATCGCTATCCTTTGCTCAACCCTCGCATTCAATACGATTGGCTGCAGCGGCCAACAGACCGCCGCCGAGCTAATCGCAACCGTTGGAACCGCTGTCGCCGCTCTGGAAACCCTTGAGGGCAACACCGCTAATGTCGCCAAGATTCAGGCGGACACCCAGGCTGCCGAGACCGCCATCGCCAACTGGAAGACGGGCACACCCGCGCAGGATGTTCTGCAGGTGCTGTCGATTCTTCAGTCGGACCTCAGCCTGTTGCCCATCGGCGCGCAGGACCAAGCCCTAATCCAGCTTGCCCTTGGAACGGTGGAGCAGATCATCATGCTGTTTCCGACCTCGACTCCAGCAGTTTCCGCAGTGCGTCAAGTGCATCTGACGGTAACCGTCCACAACAAGGGTGATTTCCGTAAGCAGTGGAATTCGATCATCGCGGCAAACCCCGCATTGGCCGGCGCTGCAATCAAGTAGATGGCCGATCTAATTTGTCGGTTCATCAAGACGAAAGACCCCATCGCCGACGGTATCGCCTGGTGGACAAACTCAGAGTGGGACCATTTTGAGTTTGGGACGCCAGATGAGACCTGGCTGGGAGCTCGGGCGGAAGGTGGGGTGCAGGAACGTTTCGCGACGTACTGCACCCCCATCCGCGAGCGACGGTATGCTCGCACTGTGACCGACGAGCAGCTCTCCCTGATTATGTCCAGGGCGCGGGCGAAGGTGGGCACCAAATACGACTTCATGGACATCGCCGGCCTGTTGCTGCACAATCGGTGGCTAAGCCTCCAGCCCACAGACAAAGAGATTTGCAGCATGTACGGGACCGAGATGCTGCTGAGCATCTACCAAGCCAGGGATCTCCTCAACGTCCTCCCCAACTTCACGCCGCTCATCACCCCTGAGATGCTGCACCTTAGTCCTCTGTGGGTAGAGAGTGACCTTTGCAAGTGCATCTATTCGCTAGGAGTCTGACCCATGAGCCACATTCTCAATGTCCGCAAGGATACTTTTGATCCTCGCGACCACGTAGTAGCCCCCAACGCTCCCGCGTCTCCGCTGATCATCAGCTACCGCTCGCAGGTGCCATACATCAAGGATCAGGGACAATTGGGCAGCTGCACGGCCCACGCCGCAACGGAACACTTTGAGCGGGCCGTCCGCCAGATGAAGTCTCAGGTACCCCTAAGCTATGCCCGAGCCACCATCCGCCTCTCTCCCCTCTTCCAGTACGCCCAGGAGCGCATCGCCGAAGGAACCTTTGCGGAGGACGCCGGCGCAGACTCCCGCACCATCTTTACCGTGCTGAGCTCGGTTGGGTGCTGTCTTGAGTCCTCAGATCCCTATGCCTCCACTAATCTGCTAAAGATGCCCACCGCAGCACAAGTGGCAGAGGCGGCCAATTTCAAGTTTCAGGCCTACCATCGCATCATGGACGTCGCCACCGCAAAGACGGTCCTGCAATCGAACTACACCTTTACTGTGGGAACCCCACTCTTCCAGCAATTCCAGAGCGACCAGGCCGCGGAGGACGGATTGATTGCCATGCCATCGGGTTCCTCGATCGGCGGCCACGAAATGCATGTTATAGGCTGCGATGATACAAAGCAGGTTCTCGGGCAAGTTGGGGCATTTGAGTGTCAGAATTCATGGGCGGACACGTGGGGAGATAAGGGATTTGCGTGGATCCCCTACGCGTACTTTGAAGCGCTGCAAGATCAATGGGATTTTTGGCTCGGACACTATGGCCGTCAATGGCAGGCTCAGTAGGCGTTCCCGAACTCGCCCTGCACCGGGGTACCCTCGACCTCACCCCACCGCATGTATGCTCCGTTGAATTTCACTTGGCAGGTTCCGGTATCGCCTTCTCTCTGCTTGGCGATGATAATTTCGTCTGGTTCCTGGCTCTTGCGATCAAAGTAGATTGGCCGATGAAGGAACTGGACCATGTCGGCATCCTCTTCGATATCTCCTGAGTCTTTGAGGCTGTCCATGTGGGGGCGTGCGTCGCCTTTGCCATCGTGCCGGCGAAGTTGGCAGAGCAGCACTACCGCAATGTCTATCTCCTGTGCGGTCTGCTTTAGGCTGTCAGTCTGCTCTCCGATGATTTCGTGCTTGGGCATCCCCTTGCGGTAAACGTCGGTACTCTTCAACTTTGATAGCTGGTCGATAAAGGCTATGTCAAGACCTCCCCGGCGCTTCATGGAGCTGCACATGGCCCGGATGCGTGTGCAGGTCATCCTGGTGGAGTCGGTGATGTACAGCGGAGCGTCCATAATGCGAGACTGGGCGTCTTGCATCCCATGGCGCTGTTCGCGGGTAAGCGTGCCACCTTGGATATCTCGATAAGGCACGCTGGCGACGTTTGAAAGCATGCGGCGAATAAAGTCGTTCTTGTCCTGCTCGAGAGTAAAGATCGCCGTTGGACGCTTCAGCACTACTGCTGAATGATAGGCGTCGCAGATCATTCGAGCGGTTTTGCCCATGGAGGGTCTGGCCGCGAGGATACTCAACGCCTTGGGCTGGTAGCCCATAGTCATCTTGTCGAATTCCGTAATGCCCGTGTGGATGCCCTGCACGGTCGCCATGCGCTCGTACATCTCATCGATGCTTCCGTAGGCGAAGAATACCTTGGAGACGTGCTCGAGCTCTTGGGTGACCCCTTCCGCGAGTAGGTTCTGCATTTGCTCGGCGATGGCGGGGATTATGGTCTCGGCGCTCTCTTCGTCTGCCGCGGCGACCATGCCGTCATTGAAGACGTTGGAGAGGCGCCGGCCCACACTCTTGGCCTTTACGATCTTCACATAGCTGTCGACGTTTGGTTTTGCGGGGATGCCCTCGGTGAGCATTGCTAAGTATGCGGGCCCGCCCACAGCATCAAGCTCTTTACGTTTCCCCAGCGTGTCCATCACCGTAACCAGGTCAACAGACTGATTATTGGCCAGCATGTCCCGCATGGCACGGTAGATGCGCTGATGGCTATCTAGAAGGAAGTCCTCGGGAGCTAGGGTGGCAACGGCGTCCTTGACGGACGCCGCGTCCTGCATCATGCTCCCCAATACTGCTATTTCAACGTGGGACATGGTGCCTTTCTACATCTTGAGCAGGTTCTTCTTCGCTCTACCTACATCGGCAGGCTTGTCTGGATCTGGGACGTGAATCTCAGCGGCAAGATCCTCGGGGCTGACGGCTTCGACCTCCCCACCTTTGCCGAAGAATGTTGTGGCATTCTGCATGGACTCTTCAGCGCTGAGGGTTGGCACATCGTCGACCAGCGGAAGCTCCGCCTGGCGCTCGGCTTCGGTAAGCGGGCGTACCTTGGCAACTTCGCCATTGTCGACGCGCCGGTAGGTCAATTCATTCGGGTTGGGCACGTCGTACTCAATGGCGCACTCGACGTTGCGCATCTCGAACTGGTTAGCGAGGTTGCGGGAGAGCTGGCCAATAGCCTGCTCTACGCTCGCTCGGCGTTCTTTGAATTGAGACTTTACGACAGCTTCCTCAGCGTCGATGTCCTCTTGGCGGTTATAGGCGGCCGCGAGTTCATCACCCATCTTCAGGCGTTCCTCGTGGGTAAAGTTGTGGCGGAGATATAGAGTTTCTTTGGTGAGTCGCTTTGCCATGCTTGCCTTTCTGGTGCTGGATTACCACTCATCTTCGAGCGGGAGTTCGGGCTCTGCTACTTCTGTCTGCACCAACTTCTTAGGTGCAAACCGAATCTTGTTGGTGACGCCGTGCGTGCGTAAACAGGCGTGCATGTAGGATCGGTCTCGTGGATCCTTCCACTCCTCTAAAGCCTGCATCAATGCGATGAAGAAATTATAGTTCAGAGAACCCTTGAGTCGATTGCAATCTTCACAAACTGCTCGAAGATTATCCAAGTCGTGCGAGCCGCCATGTGTAACGGGTACAACGTGGTCCCATACATAATTTGCGAGGGTGATCATGAACGCTGGGCGGCCAATGGCGCGGCAGTAAGGGCATGGGATAACGCCGGGACCAACCTGCTCAAGCGCGCGCTCCCATAGGTCCGCAGACGTAAAGGAAAGCTTCTCAATGCCAGGAACGCGAACCATACCCTTGCGCTTGCCTGACTTCCAGAGCTTTGTTTTGGCACGGCGCAAGATGTCATATCTTGCCTTCGTACACTTATCGCGCAAAGCTTGTTCATTCATCAACATCACTGGGTCCTCGCAAACTCACCATGCATAGATATGGCAGCTTTGGCATATGCGGTGCTGGCGTGCTCCGGAGAGTCATAAAGTCCTATGTGGATAGCGCGATTTTTACATCCGATACTGGCTCTCCATTTTCCGCTGGCCTTATGAAAATTGACTCCCTTGAAGCCGCTCTTGTTCCTCTTTGATATTTTGCTATTCGCTAGATTTCCCGCAACAGTAGAAGATCGAAGATTAGCTCTCCTGTTATCTAAAGAATATTCAGCGTTCTTATGGTCGGCAATTTCCCAGTTGAGACCACGCGTTATGCGCTGGTGCAGATATTCGGTGAATTTGCAACCACTGGTCAAATTTCTTACTGCGTAGTAGTTTCTACCCTTCAGTGTTGCGTACCACTGGTACGGCTGAATTGCAGATAGGTCTTCTAAATCGATCAACGCATATTTCCCTTGGGTCAAAGGGATATAAGCGATGGAAGGACCGATAGGGACAATGGGAACTCGTTTCGGGGTAAACTGATTGGGCATCGGTGGTTCCTCCAGAACCTTTGCGTCGGTAGGCGTTACAAGCGCGTATCGCGACGATGCTTAGATTCTACTCTCATCCATCAACATCACGAGCCTCCAAGAAACTCTCCTGCTCTTCTGGTGCAACGCCATCTAGCCGAGGATTTTGGCAATCTCTGTGCATCACTAGGGACCCTACAACGTGCCACCTGTGCCCTTTGCGTATCTTTCCATGGCACTGAGCGCAGAGCATCCCCGATGCATGAGGTAGTCTCTGCCCGCACTCGCTACAGTAGCTAGCCATTACTCCCGCTCTTTCTGAGTGTCCACCATCTCCCGATACGATGCCACCACGGCCAATTCCTCCCGCGTCAATGCCGGCACGCGGATAAACTCATCATCCGAGCGCAACGCCCTGGCTAAGTCCTCCAGCGCTTTGACTTGCTCTGGGAGGGTCACAGTGTCTCCTTGGGCTGCGGAGGGTCCACGCTGATTCCGTTCTCCTCCAGAAGTCTCAGCCTGCGCGTGGCCTCGGTCTTGAAGATTTTGGCGTCCTCCCACGCGGCTTTTACCTCGGCCTCCAACTCCCTTACGCGGCCCTCTAGCGCCGAGACTTTCTTTTGCAGAATAAGAATCCCGCATGTGTCGCAGTGATAGTTCCCATCTGGCGAAGAAAATTCGGTCCCGCAATCTACGCATGTCTCAGGGGCTGGGGCTTGGGATGCCGCAGGAGCCTCCTTGGGTTCGTCGTCGGGGATAAAGAATTTCTGATGCTTCTCCCACGGCGCCCCAACGCACCAACGCCATCCTTCATGCATTGCTTTGAATTGGCCGCAGTTTCTGCATCCTGGCTGGGTGGGTAATTCGGCTGGCTGCTGTGGCTTATTCATGGTTGGCCTCTACGTTCAACTTCGGGCTACAGTCTGGGTGTTCTAGCGCCCACTTCATCATGCGAATTGTCCCATTTCTATCTGCCAGTTGGCCCTCTAGGTAGTCCATGTAGGATTGGCACGCATCATTGAAAGACTCTTGCCGGATAAAATGTCTTCCATCGGGCCGCTTAGGGGCAGGAGCTTGGGATGCCACAGGAGCCGCCCTATATCCAGCATCATGTAATGCTTTCACCGCTCCAGACGCGGCAATCATCTCGCCAGGATTCTCAAGGTTGAACTTGAGCGGCTTCGGCTCCTCGCTCCCTGCTGCTGTTGGGGCTGCCTTCCAGTTCTTACACTCGGGAGTTTTCTTGTGCGGCCCTTCGAGTCTGTAATCGCACTCTCCAAGAATCTCCTGCGGCTCTGAGAGGCTAGCATCATCTTTTTGGAGCTTGGAATAAGCCGCCTCAATGGCACCCTCTCTCGTTGGCTCCCCGGCAGCTAAGAGCGTGTCTTCGGTCATCGCTATGTGGCTCCATGCTGACCAACGCTCATGGTAGCGCCCCGTTGTAATTACATTGAATTGCAGGAACACTTTACGCAACCGCGCTTCCATCTCTTCTACGCTCAATTCGCTCTGGTTCTCTTTGTTACTCATGGCTGCTCCGTTTCATTCTTTCTTCATCTCGCTTGATTGTTTCCGTGTAATCTGTCAGCCGCCCGCCCGGATAGAGGTGGTAAAACTTATCGTCCACCCAGCCGTACATATCTCGGTTTGCAGTGACGACTTGCGTGAGGAACTCATCTAAAGAGGCGAACCGTCCGGCCCTCTTTGAAGCCTCCAACCTAAATTCACTCATGACTCAGTCCTCTTTCTGGATGGGGTGGGGCTCAAACTCTTACTTCCGGCAGGTTATTCCCTAGATCGCCAATGGTTCCGGGAACGTAAAGCCCCTTGTCAATAATGGCCGCGAGGATTGCTGCTACGTGGCTACCAGTCGCCCCACAATAGCCGCCGTATTCAGTGGGGACATTGATGTCCCACGTTTTGATTTCCGCCCAAATCGCGTTGAACATTGGGTCGTATTTCATCCACGGCGGGACGTCAGATATGTAGTTGTATGAGGCCGGTTCCATCTTGTTTAGGCGTCTTATCTCTTCGGAGGCGTCACGCGCTTTCAATCTTCTCTCGTCAGATTCGGTCATCATCTCTCTCCTTCTGGTGCTGGGGTAAGGGGCTACTCAGGGCTTGCTACTGGTGAGGCGTTGGATTTGAACGCCCATTTATGTCCTCCGGTAGCTTTGTCGATGGCTCGGTTAACTCTTTGGGCAATTGCTTTCCCCTCTTCCGACCCTTGCCAACCATTTATGAACGGCTGGAGTTCGATTAATGCTTCCAGCATGTCAAACGCAGACCCTCGAACGCGATATATTCTTTGTTTTAGTTCCGTGGGCTGCTCTTTATTTGTTGATCCGCACTGCTCAGCCGCGCTAACGTCGAATTGTTTTACTGAGTCCGAATAAATTAATTGTTTCATCTCAATCCTCTCCTTTTCTGGTTATACTGCCTTCCATATCAACAAACAGCATCCAAAAGGAGGCCTCTCGTTGGGGCCTATTCCTTTCTTTCCCACATTAACAAAGCGTGGTCTTCCGGGAAGAAATTCGGCGCAGAATCCCTCGTTCTGATCACGAAATGGTTCCACCATGGACTGCCACCAGCGCTGCTCTGTTCTATTGGCAGGAAGTAGCATAACGATCAACTCACAGTTGGTGGATTGGCTCCAAGCCCTCTCGACCCATGCGGGTATATTGCTATAGGGAGGGTTGCACCACACACGGCCATACCAGGAATACTCGAGGCCGCTGCACTCCCTAGTAAAGAAATCTGCAACCTTGTAGTTTTCGTGGGATGACGCAACATCCAAGCTGAACCCCCCGAACCGTTTCGACAATTTGTCGAATAAAGCTGGGTCAGTGCCTCGGTCGTCGATGTGATCTTTGGCCCCAGTCTTTCTAACTTGCTGGGGATGATTATTCGATTTGTAGCCAATCAAGCTCATCTTCTCTCCTCCCAAGGGCGAACGCCCCTAATGCTTAGTTGTTGGTTCAGCGCGCTTCCATATCCGAATCTTCTATCCAGTCATCCGAACCATCTATGACACAATCACAATCTCCACACTCGGGGCACCCTCCGCATATTCGACACGGCGGACAACTCATATCCCAATCGTGACCACAATCCTCATACTCCTCGTCATCCAGATCGTCGCTCATAATCCTCTTTCCCTCTAGTGCTGTGATGGCAATACATTGCGAAGCGCCGACTACTGCATCATTGTCCAAGGCTGGAGACGTACTTGGCCGGCGCCTGCATATTCAATGAACCCAGCAGACTTCATGCCGCTCAATGTGTTATTGAAATAGCCTCCACGTGCTTCTACCGCACCAGATAGTTCCTCTCGACTGAGAGAGTCTGGATAGTCCTTTACCAGCCTATGCATGATGCGTTCTGGTAAGCCGGTTCCAGCTTGGCGCACTACAGCCTGAAAGAAGTCTTTTGCATTTGCGGGGCGTTCGCAGCGTGGGGCGCGTGCCGTACCGTCTGAAGTGAGTGCAACCATGCCCGATGATCGGTACTCAACCAAACCTTCAGTCTTCATCTTAGAAAGAGTGTTGTTGAAGAACCCACCCCGAGCCTCTGCCCATGCACTTAGGACGTTGCGCGGAACCTCATGGCGGCCGATGGCGGCAAACTCAGCAAGGGAGCGCAGGATGCGGTTGGGGAGAGCGCCTTCCTTGCCTAGCGGCGCATTGGAGGGTGCTGGAGCCTCGTATCTTGGCGTCTGAGAGATTGTGCGAGCGATGGCAGCTGAAGGGGCTACAGGGATATGCCGAATCGTCGGCAGCACCACATCCTGCCCAGCGCGCGCATTGGCAATGCACGTATCCATGTCATCAAGGAAACGCAGGAACTTCTCAGCGCGGGTCTCTGCGACCGCAACGCGTTGCTCTAATTCGTCGACCCGGGCGGCCTTTTCCTCGAGTTCCTGTACGTGCTTCATCAATTCCATGTCGGGTTTGCCTCCCTTGGCAACTTCCTTTTCTAGTTCGGCGATACGCTTTTTTAGGAACTCCGGAGACTCCTCGCGTGTGCGTTGAACACTGGCGGCAATCTCCTGCCCCAACTTCTCAATGTCTACCTTCGCCATCACCTTAGGCTCAATCCGGCGCTCCCCAGGCTTAGGGGTGGCGCCCGAGTTGAACGTGTTGCGCTTGCGAACATCAACGCGCTCCCCAAGGTTGAGAGGCGCAGAACAGAAAAATGCCGTTCCTACTGGAAGCCTAGGAAGTTCTGCCTCAACTACTTTGGCGAAAGGGATGTCGACTTCGCTCTTTATCCAATCCGTGGCCGCTTTGATATCTAGCGGGTGGCTCATTCGGAGCACGGTAAGAATATCGACTTGGGACAGCACGTCTTTGTTCATGCTCGCCGGCCGCTGGGTGATCATCGTGAACCCGATGCCGCGGATGCCGCCCTGCTTGACCAGGCGCGAGACGGTCCCAAGACACTTGTTTTGAAGTAGTCCCAGGGGCTTCTGTGGCGCAAACGTGTCGGCTTCATCCATGAATAGGTGAACCGCCGTGCGATTCAACCGCAGCATCTCCGAAGAGAAGTCCATCACGAATTGAATCTGCTCCTCGGTGTGCAAGTTGCTGACGTCGAAGATTGCGGAGAATCCCTGCTCAATGAAGGCTCTTGCCATAGCTTTGCCTGCGCGTGGATCCAGCGGCGCATCTGAGTGATCTCCCCCAAATACGACAATGGGATATCCCTCACCCTCACCATTCGCAGAGGATCGCAATCCCCACCATGCTGCGGTGGGGTCGAAAACGCCAATCTGCTGCCCAGCTTTGAGAAGTTCCTCAGCTTCTACGCTGGCGGTATAGCTCTTGCCACTACGTTTCCGCGCGAGGATAGCTTGGGTCGACGTTACGAGGTCCACCGCAAGCTTGAACAGGTGCCCGTCGCTCTTCTTACCGATATTCAGCATTACCCTCTCCAATTTGGATCGCAGGCTCGTATGTCGTCGTCGGTGATTCCCAGTTCTGGGTCTATCTCTTGAGGCTTTGGCTTGGGTGCGAAAAGATCAGGATTCAACTTTTCCAGCTTCATTAGCAATTCCAAAACTTCGCCAAGGAAGACATTCACACCGGCCTCAATCTCTGCGATGCGCTTCTCATCTCTAGGTAATCGTGCAATGAATAGTTGGTGGCGTAGTGGCAGCCGGTCGTCAAAAGACGTGAAGTCGCACCACTCGCGCTCTGAGCACACTATCTCCGCGTAGCACTGATCCCGATGCTCTTCTGGAACCACACCGTCTAGCATCCATTGGATATGCTTTTGGGTCGTGGGGCATTTTCCCTCCCAGACGCCATCCTCGCTAATCAATCCGTCCGGCGAAGCCATGAACCTAGTGATGGTGGGGTGCACCGCAATTCCTACTTGCTCCACAGAATTACCCGTTTTGACTTCGTAGGCAGCGCGCGCATACTTCTCAGTGACGATGCCGTGTTCCATCGCTGGGGTTACGTAATGTTCCACCGCAAAGCCGGTAAGTATCTCGCTAACCGTGTCGATCAGGTATTTCTTTCGCTTTTCAGACGGCTGCCCATTCTTTAGGAAGTCCATCACATCCTTGATGCGGGATCCAGTGCACTGGCCAACCCGCATCTCCAGCCACTCAGCTGTACCCTGCTGCACATTTATCAGACTCATGAAAGTTCTGCCTTTCGCTTGTCTTTGATTTCAAGGAAACTTGCCATCGCATGCTTGTCCCCCATTGCTTGAGCCTTTTTATAGGCTTCGATGTAGACGCGCTGTAGAGATGCAAGAGTATCTGCGTTTTCTATGGCATCGCGATACTCAAGGTACTCCATCTCCACAAGCCCTGGACCGCTTGGTGTATTGCCGTCCGTATCATCCTCGCCCACTGCTACATTGAAAATCATCTTTAGCAGATAGCGCATGCCGTAAGAAGTTGCCGCGCCAGAGGCATGCGTCTTGGTCATGACATCGCCACCTTTAGCGCCTTTACCATCGTTCGGCATGTCTTTTTGGTACATCTTGCTATAGCCACCGTGGGTGACTTCGCAGAGCACGCGTTCATGATCTGGAAGTGGGCAGTCGGCCGTGTTGAAGGAAAGGGCAAATCCTTCTTTGGAATAAATTGGCCGCAAAGCTCTATCCAATTTGGCGTAGGATGCATACTTGCTCTTTGTCTGCGGATTGTTCATGTCTGCCCGAATAGGTGTCATTGCCGACTGCGCCCTTTGCATGGCATCGTTGAACTCAATCTTGTCCTGGTACACCATCATCTCCCGTTGTTGGGCGAGGATGCGGTCTACCACCTCAAGTGCCGCGCCATGTTCGATGGCGACCATGAAAGCGCGGCTAAGCATCTCCATGGGCGTGATAGCCGTCTCGCGTGGTGGAGATACTTCCAGTTCAGTGCTCACTTTGACTCCTTCGGAAAGCACCGCGCACGAACCTCAGCGGCGATGGTTGGCAACTTAGTTTCGGACAGCGCTTTCTTCTCTGCAACAGAGAAGCGCGCAAAGACTACCTCGGTAAGCTGAGACTTTGGTCGGCCGACCTTCTTTTTCTTAGCGGTAGTCATCGCGTCCCTTCTTCATGGGCACCTGGTAGCGGTTGTTTTCCAGTTTTTCGTGCACGATTGAGGCAATAACCACTGCCACGCAAAAGTGCACGAATATTGCCGCCGCCGGGTTGCCATGCCAAAACATCCAATAATATTTCACTCGAACCCTCCTAGATCAATTTCGCAACTTCTTCAATCCCATCGAGCTTGGCCTCAAACTCTGTCTTGCGAAGATCAATGGTCTCCAACTCCGGTGCGTTCTCATACCAGTGCTTTTGGATACTAGCGTAGGTCTCGACTACATCCTTGACCTCTTCGCGGGCGCGCTCTTGGCCGATCCGCACACCGTTGATCCAGATAACCCGGCCCGATATTGCAGCACCAGCGGTGAAGCCTACGGTGATGAGGATTGTCCCGATCATGCAAGCTTCTCCGCA